CAGGTAGTCCTGGAGCTGATCCAGAGACACGAGATCGATCCGTCACTGTTGACAGTACAGTTTATCGACGAGGAAGCCATATTCCCGTGTATCGAGGACATGGTGAAGAAGTGGCGGAAGATCTTCCTGATGCAGGGCGCGAAGTTTGAATGGTACGCGATGCCGGTAAGACATTACAACTGCTTCAATGAGCTGGAGAATGACGAGTCATTCATCTGCTTCGAACCGGGCAAGGAGGACCGATGGGTAAGGCAGCCGCCTTCCTTCGCGATCCGTTTGCACCCGCTCCTGAAGCCGGGAGTGGATACCTACCAGTCATTCCTTGAGAAGAGGAACGCCGGAGGGATAGCTATCATCGGAATGAGAGTTGCGGAGTCCCTGCAGCGTCTCCAGTATTTCGCAAGGATAACGAAGTCAGGGAAATCCGTTACGAACCAGGGCAAGGCCTATCCCATATACGACTGGAAGGATACGGACGTCTGGAAATTCTTAAAGGACGAGCACGTAGACATTCCGGTCGTTTATTTATATCTGTACCAGATAGGCACCGCACGGAGAAATCTGAGGATATCCCAGTTCTTCAGCGTAGACACGGCCCGCGTCCTGGTACGGATGAACGAGTATTACCCGGACCTCATGGAAAGGATATGCCGCAGGGAACCGAACGCCTATCTGGCATCGCTTTACTGGGACTCGGAGATGTTCGGCCGGAGCACCAGAACCCGCAGGGAACTGGAAAAGAAGGAAACCGGGCCGAAGAAGGATTACAAGGCGGAGCTGACTTATATGTTCTCGCACATGGAAACCTTCTTCCAGACACCTCATAAGATGCACGTAGCGACCGAGTATAAAAAGTTCTTCATGCGTGTATGTGCGTTCGCAACGGAGCAGGATTACAAGGCCATCTACGAAGGTCTGTCATCCGGAGATCCGAAGCTGCGCACACTCCGTTCGCTCTTCTACAAGGTCTACGGCTCTTACCTAAAAACCGCACAGGGGAAGGAGGTGAGAACGCATGGACGAGAAACTGTTCGCGCCGCTGAAAACGCTGGAATGGGTAGACCGCAATAAGCTCAAGGCCAACGACTACAACCCGAACGTTGTATCGAAGGACAACCTGAAGCTCTTAACGCATTCAATCCTCACCAACGGATGGACGCTCCCGATCGTAGTGAGGCCCGATTACACGATCATCGACGGATATCACCGCTGGCTTGTATCCGGGCAGGAACCACTGCTATCTAAGTTGGGCGGGAAGGTACCTGTCGTGAAGGTCGAGCACAGGGACCACGCGGAGGACATATACGGAACCGTAACGCATAACCGGGCCAGAGGCGTACACCTTCTGGATCCTATGAAGCACATTGTGAAAGAACTTCTGGATGATGGAAAATCCGTTGACGAAATCGGGAAGCAGCTTGGAATGAGACCTGAAGAGGTATTCCGGCTGTCTGATTTCACCAAAGAAGATTTCCTGCGCATCATGACGGAGGGAACAGACAATTATTCCCGTGCTGAAATCATCACGAAAAGATGAACAGCATGAGAACACATAAGATATGTGGAAAACATGAGCGGGGCGGGGATACCACCCCGTTTTCTGGTCTCTCCACGAAACCGACAATTACCAAGGGAAGGGGGACGCCGAAGCGATGGCTAAAGCAAGAAGCCCGGACAGGGTGAAGGCGGAAAAACTTTACCGTGGCGAAGGGTTGGCGCTAAACGAAATCGCTGATAAAATCGGCGTTCCCGTGAGCACGGTGAGGTCATGGAAAAAGCGTGACGGATGGGACAAGGAACCGGAGAAGCCGAAGCCGGAAAGCGTTGCAAAAAAAACCAAAAATGCAACGCGAAAAGTGCAACGCGCTGATAAAAAAAGTGCAACGCAAAAAGCGTCCTCATCCGGCCATAAAAGAGGTGTGGGAGCGCCTCCACATAATCACAACGCTGACGGAGGTCCGCCTGGCAATAAGAAGGCTGAGAAGCACGGCGCTTATAGCCGTGTCTACTGGGATACCCTTGATGAGGATGAACTTGATATCCTTGACCAGACACCTGATGACGAGGCCGAACTTCTGGAAGATCAGATAAAGCTGTTCGAGGTCCGCGAGCATCGGATCATGAAGGCGATAAAGCACTATCGGGAGATGGAAGCGCCTATCGTCGTTGACCAGATGCAGCGTACTGAGGATAAGCGGGTATTTGACGGGACACCGGAAGAGCAGGCCGAGCAACAGGCAAGGTACAACGAGATGGTGCAGGATGAGATCGACAGCGGCAAGCGCAAGCCTGGTCGAACGATCCATACCATGACCATAACGGAGGACAAGAACAACAAGATCATTCGGCTGGAGCAGGAGCTGTCCACCGTCCAGAGCAAAAAGACGGCGGCGATCCAGGCACTGGCTAACATCCGCGCTTCGAGGAATGAGGAGACCTCCGGTTCTGATATCGTCCACGCTTGGGCTGATGCAGTCATGAGGGCAAGACAGGAGCGAGGTGATCAGGATGGATGATCAGGCGTTCAATGAATTCCTCGATGAGAGCATTCCCATGTGGAAGGCCAATCCTGTTCAGTACTTCGAGGAAGTTCTTACCTTTCATCCGGACGAATGGCAGGCAGAAGCGGCCATGGATCTGGCAACCAGCCCCCGAGTATCGATCAAATCCGGACAGGGCGTCGGCAAGACGGGCTTCGAGGCGGCGGCGTTCCTCTGGTTCATCACCTGCTTTGATTATCCCCGTATTGTGGCCACGGCACCGACAAAGCAACAGCTCCATGATGTTCTGTGGTCAGAAATATCGAAGTGGATGAGCAAGAGCCCACTGCTTGAGCAGCTCCTTCGCTGGACCAAGACCTATGTCTATATGGTCGGCCAGGAAAAGCGATGGTTCGGTGTGGCCAGAACCGCAACCAAACCGGAGAACATGCAGGGCTTCCATGAGGACAACATGCTGTTCATCGTGGACGAGGCCTCCGGTGTGGCCGATCCGATTATGGAGGCTATACTCGGTACTCTTTCCGGTGCCAACAACAAGCTGCTCCTGTGCGGAAACCCGACCAAGACCTCCGGCACGTTCTACGACAGCCATACCAGAGACAGGGCGCTGTATAAATGTCTTACGGTATCATCCCTTGACAGCAAGAGGACGAACCGCGAGAGCATTTACGCGCTCATCCGAAAATATGGCTTTGACAGCAACGTTGTCCGCGTCCGTGTTCGAGGGGAATTCCCTAACCAGGAAGATGATGTGTTCATCAGTCTCAGCCTGATCGAACAGTGTTCTTCAAGGATCTACGAGCTGCCGGAAGATAAGGGGATGCCGTTCGTGATACTGGGCTGCGATGTGGCCCGGTTCGGCGATGACGAAACCATTATCTGGCGGAACTATATGGGAAACTGCAAGATCGTCTGCCATCGGCGGGGGCAGGATCTGATGGCTACGGCCGGCGATCTGGTCGACCAGTATCTCAAGATCTATGAGGAATTCCCGGATTACCATGGGAAAACCTACGTCAATATCGATGACACCGGCCTTGGCGGAGGTGTAACCGACCGGCTCCGTGAGGTCAAGCGTGAGCGCAGGCTGCGGAAGCTGGTCATCATCCCCATCAATGCGGCCGAGAAGATCGAGACCGACACCACCGCCGGCAAGCAGTCGGCAGAGCATTACAATAACCTGACCACGGACATGTGGGCGAACATGAGGGACCAGCTGGAAAACCGGAACATTGTCATTGAGGACGATGAGGAAACGGTCGCTCAGCTGTCATCCCGAAAGTACCGCATGGCCAGCAACGGAAAGATTGAGCTTGAAACAAAACAGGATATGAAAAAACGAGGGCTGGACTCACCCGACAGGGGCGATAGTCTGGCCCTTTCTTTATATCTGGGCAAGATCAAGAAGGTTACCGGACACGCGCCTGGCGAAGATATGGCCGACGCGCTGACCAAGGAGAACTACTTCGGGTCATAAGGAAAGAAGGTGAGATAAGTGAAAGAGTATGGACGCATAGGCCAGAACCGCTGGGACGGAATGTTCTCGGAAGAGTTTCTTCCGGAGCTGCGCGGCCTTAAGGGCATTAAAGTCTATAAGGAGATGGCGAACAACGACTCGACCATCGGGTCAATCCTGTTCGCAATCAAGATGCTCTGCCGTCAGGTGCCATGGTCAGTGGAGCCGGGCGGCGACAGCGCGAAGGATAAAGAAGCGGCCGAGTTCGTGGAGAGCTGCATGAACGACATGTCCTCCACATGGACCGACACCATATCCGAAATCCTCTCCTTCCTGACGTATGGCTGGAGCTTCCATGAGATCGTCTATAAGCGCAGGAACGGCAAGAAGCGTGACCGAGACCTGTCCAGTAAGTACTCGGACGGCCTGATCGGATGGGAAAAGCTCCCGATCCGTTCACAGGATACCCTGTACCGATGGGAATATGACGACAACGACAATCTGGTCGGCATGACTCAGCAGCCACCGCCAAAGTACGAACTGCTGACGATCCCGATGCGGAAGGCTCTGCTCTTCAGAACAGAATCGGCGAAGGATAACCCGGAAGGGCGCTCAATCCTCCGCAACTGCTATCGTGACTGGTACTTCAAGAGAAGGATCCAGGAGATCGAGGCTATCGGCATTGAGCGTGATCTGGCCGGTCTGCCGGTTATCCATACGCCGGAAGGACTGGATATCTGGGATAAGGACGATACGGACGCGCAGAACATATACGCCACGCTGGTCACCATGATCAAGAACGTTCGTCGAAACGAGTATGAAGGCCTGGTCCTTCCGTTCGGCTACGACTTTGAACTGACATCGACCGGCGGGACACGGCAGTTCGATACAAATGCCGTCATTCAGCGGTACAACGTCAACATCGCCCAGACGGTTATGGCAGACTTCCTCATGCTTGGCCATGAGGGAACCGGATCTTTCGCCCTGTCGGCGGATAAGACGACCATGTTCACGACAGCGATAGGAACCTTCCTTGACATCATCTGCGAGGTGTTCAACAACCAGGGCATTCCTTCCCTGATCGACATCAACGGATCACATTTCAACGGCATCACAGATTACCCTCAGCTGACGCACGGAGCTGTCGGAGATGTAGACATCACGCAGCTGTCCACGATGCTCAAAGACCTTATCAGTGTCGGCGTTATCGTGCCGGATGAAGGCCTTGAGGATTATGTCCGTGATGTGGCCGATCTGCCGGAAAGATCACCTGTTGAAGATGACCGGAGCGCGGATCCGCGCCGGGAAAGCCAGAGACGGCAGCCGGAGCAGACCGGAAATGACGATATGGACGGTGAGGATACGGACGATGCAGAGGATGACGATGCACCCGCTCCAGGCCGAAGCCGCCCCTCAGGATCCTCACACGTAGATCCCGATGACAACCAGGATGACGCGGACGAGGATACAGACGGCGATGGTTCTTCTGCTCCGCGCAGACGATCAAGAAGAAGGTGAGGCCATGTTCAAGGTAATCAATCCAAGGACAAGGAAGATCCGCAAGAGCGCCGCTTCCAAGGCCGTTCTTGACGCGCTGAATAAATTCCTCGATGACAAGGACGGCGAGCCTATACGGTGGCTTACGAGGATGTGGAAGGGTGAGCAGAAAGCCATCACCTATAAGCAGCTCCGTATCATCGTAAAGGACGATCCTGCGGCCGAGCAGGTGTTCAGCAAGTGGTTCCAGGACTACTCGAAGTTCGTCAAGGACATGATGACGCCGTCCTGGAAAGATGCTTTCCTCAACGGATGGAAATATCAGCCGAAGCTTAAGAACCTTAAGATCACGGTCGACTCATCCGACCGCCTGGTCCGGCAGTGGATCACGGAGCATGGCGCTCAGCTGGTGACGAACAGCACTGAAACGCAGGTTGACGCCATCCGTTACCTGGTGGCAGAGGGCAAGGCGAAAATGATGAGCTCGGCGGAAATCGCCCGGTATATAAGGCCGACCATAGGCCTTACAAGACCGGATGCGGCCGCAAACCTTAAGCTCTATAACACCGCCAAGGAACAGCTGAAGAAAGACCATCCCCGCATGACGGATGCGTCAATCGAACAGAAGGCAAGGGATATAGCGGTCAAGGATGCGCAGAAGCGCCAGTCACGCAGGGCGGAAACCATCGCCCGGACGGAGCTGGCCTATGCCTACAACGAGGGAAACGACCAGATTGTACGGCAGTGCATTTCGGACGGAACCATGCCGAACCAGAAGAAGATATGGAGCACATCCGGGAGCGGGAACGTCTGCAGCATGTGCGAGGATCTTGAGGGAACCGAAGTCGATATGGACGGCAAGTTCTCCGGGAAGATCGGGAAGAAGACCTATGAGGTTGAAATCCCTCCGATCCATCCGAGATGTGCCTGCGCGGTCCTGTACGAGGATACAGGCGAGGAGGTTGAGTTTTGAAAAAGTTCAACGATTATTTCAAGAAGGCCAGAGAGGAACCTAAAGCGGAACCTGCGGCCGAAGGAGCGGTTATCAAGAGCCGGTTCGATATCAAGAAAGCCAACGAGGATAAGATGCAGGCCTTCGGCTGGGCATCCATATCCATCGTTGAGAACGGCGAACAGATTGAGGACTGGCAGAGCGACATGATCGACCCGGAGGACCTTGAGAATGCGGCATATGAGTATGTGCTGAACTATCGGGAAAACGGCGAGATGCATGAGCCGGATAAACGCATCGTCGGAACCATCATTGAGTCCGTCGTATTTACGCCTGAGAAAATGGCCGCGATTGGGATCCCGGAAGGGACGCTTCCTATCGGCTGGTGGATAGGCGTCCAGGTATCCGACCCGGATGTCTGGCAGAAGATCAAGGATGGAACCTATTCGATGTTCTCCATCGAGGGCACGGCTGAAAGAGTGCCGGTCGAGGATGAACAGCAGGAAGATCCGGGATTAGAACCGGAGAACGGTGAAACAGGCGCCTGAAAGGGCGCTTTTTTCATATACAAAATTTCAGGAAAGGAGGAACTGAATTGGCAACGAAACTGAAAAACCTGCATGTGACTAAGGTTGATTTCGTAGACGAGGGCGCGAATCCGAGAGCCAACATCAAGCTTGCGAAGAGCAAGGACGGTGAGACTGGGGAAGAACCGGAAGAGACGCATGCACAGGAAGATACACCGGCGGAAACCCAGATGGAACCGGAAACAGAACCTTCAGAGGGACTGTTCAAGAGGTTCCTTAAATGGTGGAGAGGCAACAACAGCTCCGTACAGAAGGACGCTGAGAGCTTCACCGACGTGATCAACGAGGCTTCTATTAACGCCATAAGGCGCGAGATCTGGGAGACTACGGACGCCCTTGCGCGATCCTTCAACTCCATCCTGAGTGATGAAGATGCCGACAGCAATACCGCGCAGACCGCCATGGCGCAGAGCCTTGCTCAGTTCAATACCGCTGTCGCAGGCTACATTCCTTCATGGGCAGGAGCCAAGACAGTCGGCATTGAGAAATCCGCCGAACAGCACACAGAAGCAGATCTCCGGATGGACATGATCGCTTATGAAAATCTGGGGAAGATCATAGAGAAATCCAGGGAAAAGAAAGGAGAATTGGACGACATGATCAAAATCGACAAAAGCAAAATGACTCCCGAAGAAAGAGCTCAGTATGAAGAGCTTGTGAAGAAGTACTCCGTCGATGACGGCGTAACCAAGGAAGCTGAAGGAACCGCACCGGAAGCCGATCAGAAGGCACCGGAAACGGTAGAAACACAGAAATCCGCCACCGCTCAGACGGCTCCGGCCGCTCAGAATGACGGTGAGGAAGTTCTCAAGGGTGTTGTCGCTGACCTCAAGAAGCAGATCTCCGGCCTCCAGGATCAGCTGCTCACCCAGCAGCTTTCCGATGTAGCCAAGAGATACGAGCCGCTCGGCAAGAAACCGGAAGAGATGCTCAGCATCCTGAAGAAAGCCAAAGCCGCGAACATGTACGACGAGGTTATCGCCGCATATGACAGCGCTCTGGAAGCTCAGAAATCCTCCGGCATGTTCACCGAGATCGGCAAGAGCACCGAAGGAACAGCAGATCATTCCGACGCCATCGCGAAAGCAAGAAGCGCCGCTGAGGAACTGCGCAAGAGCAACCCGAACATGACTTCTGCACAGGCTCTGGATCAGGTTCTGCTCGGTGATGCGGAACTCAGAAAAGAGTTTGATCAGTAAGAGAAAGGAGAACGAATATGTCTACATTCGAATACGACGGAATTATCAGCACGGCTACATGGGACTTCCTCGCAGCTGAGAAGCTGACTGAGCCGAAGGGTATCGCTCTGGCGCTGACCGAAGATGGCGCAAAGCTTCCAGCGGCTGGCGCTGCCGTTTGCGGAATTGCCATCATCAGCAACCCGGATGAGGTAGCCGCAGGAGAGAGAGTCGATGTCCAGATCAAGGATATCGGCCTTTGGAGAGCAGGCGGTGAGTTTAAAGCCGGAGATCTGCTCGCTACCGACGCCACCGGAAAGGCTGTGAAAGCCGCTACCGGGAACGCAGTTGTAGCCATGGCACTTGAAAACGCGGCCGCAAATGACCTTGTAAAAGTAAAGCTCATTCTTGCCGGCACCGCAGCGTGAAAAGGAGGTAAACGAACATGAGAGACAATCACGCATCCGCAGCTGGAATCGCTGTCGATATCGCTAAAGGCTGGAAGCCGAACCTGTACCTCAGCAATGTGGCAATGGCGTACTTCCAGGAGCCGAGCTTCTATGTAGCACCGGACATCTTCCCGATCTGCCCGGTACCGCAGAGCACCGGCCAGTATTACATCTTCAACAAGGCTGAGCTGGCCAAAGACCAGGTAGGCCGCAAGCCCGCATTCGGCAAGGTAGCTCCGGCTGTGTTCAGCCATGATGAGGATACCTACAAGTGCGAGGTGGATCAGGTCATCATCGGCATCGATGACATCGCGACTCTGAACTACCAGAGATCCGGAGCTCCGGCCACCATTGACCCGAGACGCGCAAAGGCGAGACTGTGCGCTGAACAGCAGAAGATCCATCTGGATCACATTTTTGCTGACAAGTTCTTCAAGGCAGACGCATGGGCGAACGTCAAGACAGGTGCCGCAAGCGCATCCGGTTCTGACGCATTCGTTTACTTCTCTGACGCGAACGCCGATATCATCGGCCTGTTCGATGAATATAAGAGAGACATCCTCCTGAACGGACGCCGCCTGCCGAACCGTCTGACCCTCGGCTATGATGCTTTCGTAGCCATGAAGAACCATCCGCAGTTCCTCGAGAGAGTAACAGGATCCGGCTCCACCCCGAACCCGGCTCTGGTGAATGAGAACGTCATCGCGGCTGTTCTTGGTATCGACCAGGTAAAAGTCCTGTACGGCACCGAGAACACGGCGAACCTCGGACAGGCTGCCAATATGGCATTCACGTTCAACTCCAAGGATGCCCTGCTCACCTATACGACTCCGCAACCGTCCGTCGAGGAACCGTCCGCCGGCTATATCTTCACATGGGATATGCTCGGAAACGGCTCCTGGATGACCACGGATGCCTTCGAGGGCGAGCCGGGAACCCATTCCGAGTTCGTTGAAGGCCTGATGGCAACCGGCATGAAGAAGACCTGCGATGATCTCGCGATCTATCTGAGCGGCTGCGTACAGTAAGGAGGAACGGCATGGCATACGTTGTTAAGAAGCCCCTGAGTATCGGGGGCAGACGGAGAGTTGCCGGCGAGGTCCTGCAGGATGACGAGGTAAAAAGCGCTTCCGTCATCCGCTCGGGATATGTCGTGAAGATCGACAGCGGGCTTATCGACGTAGCTGAGCCTGCTCTGAGCGCCAAGGAAGGCAGTTCCAACGATGGCGGTATAAATCTTCCGATCCGTGGAGAAAACGGCTCTGAGAGCACTACCGTGTCTCCTGCGAGCCTTTCCGAAGCTGTGCGCATCATCCAGCTTTCATCGGATAAGGAGGTTGCCGAGATCAACAATATCAGCGACACGACGGTGCTTCTCATCCTTGGAGCACTGGACAAGGGTACGAAAGCCAAAGCGGCGATCAAAGCCCGCGTTGAGGAACTGAAGGAGGAAAGTGCAGGTGAGGCCTGATGGCTAAATCCTACACTTATGAACCTGTGAACGCCGGCACATACGGCAAGGACCGGATGCGCTTCGAACTGGGCGACACCATGGTGGAAGGCGGCGAGGATACCTGCGCGCTGTGCGATGAGGAATACGCGGCGATCATTCCCGATAAGGTCTACACAAAACGGCAGTGGAAGAAGCTGAAGCTCCGGTGCCTTGAAAGCATCATGCACCGGTTCGCGTATGAGCCTGACACCAAGGTCGGCCCTCTGCAGCTGTCGCTCACATCCCGCGCGAAGCTCTGGCAGGACATGTACAACGCTCTGAAGGACGAGCTCTCGAAGAGCGGGGCATCCTCCGCATCGATCCTTCTGAACGCGAACAACCCCGACACCGGAGCGATCACCAGGCCGTACTTCTATAACGGCATGATGAGCCATGAGGAAGAGGAGGGCGAGGATATATGACCCGAGTATTCAGATCCATGTATCTTCGTCCCGGAAACCTCTGGAAGGACTTCCACCTTCTGAGGATGAAATCTTCCAACGTTGAAGGCCGGAAGATTGACCATTTCGTTGACACCGCCGAGATGGTGCGGGGCGTAGTAGCCGAAGCATCTACGGACGAGAGGGAGCGCACGAAGCATCTGTGGGATCAGGATCAGCATTCCCTGACCCACACGATTGTCGTGAGCGGGCGCTGCGGTGCCAGGAAAGGCGATCTTCTCACGAAGGGAGAGACCGCTTATCTGGTGCTTGTCACGGATGATGTCGGGGATCTGGGAGGTGTGACCATGCTCTATGTGGAGCAGAGAAACGATATGAAAGGACTGATGTGAATGAGCCCTGGAGAAGCTGCAAGAGTAATCAGCATCACCGTTCAGCAGGAGGTTGAGAAGATCAAGCAGAACACCGTGAGCCGCTACCCGAAGGCAGCGAATAAGCTTAGGAACGCGGAGCTGCAGGTTCTTCGAGGCCCGTCCCCGTCAGCTCCCGGAAGTCCACCCGGCGTCCGTACCGGAAATCTGCGGCGCAACTGGACGATGGAATTCGGAGGATCTGCCGAAAGCGGGTACTTCGGGATCACCTCCGGCATGTACTATGCCGGATACCTGGAAGATGGCACTTATAAGATGGCCGCGCGTCCCTTCGTGGATCCGATCCAGCAGAAGGCGCTCCCGGAGATCAGAGCCCTGTTCCAGGAGGTAGGAGGTTAAATTGCTGATTGAAGAAGCAACAAAGATCATGATCAATACAACGGAGATCTCCCGTGGATCCCTGATCTGGGCTCAGCATCAGACATGGGATGAGGGCGTCTCCGGTATCGTGGAAAACGCGGATGAGTACGAGATCACGGTCCGTTATCTGCCCAGCAAGCAGAACGTACAGAACCACTTCATCATCTACGCGGCGGAATTGTCTGCCGGAGCATGGAAGGTAAGGTACTCATCCGATGGACTGGAAACCGTATCATCGTACGGCATCAGCACGGATACGACGGAGGCAGGTGATTCGAGTGGATCTTAACGGTCTGGCCTATCACCGGCTTGCCTCGAATACGGAGCTGACGGCTTTGCTTGCCACGTACGACGGCGGACCGGCCATATTCAACTCGGAATTCCCGAACGACCAGCAGAGCGGATGGGGAGGATCGGAGCAGTATCCGAGAATCGACTATCGGTTTAACCTGCAGGTCAACCCAGAACGATCTTCCTCAGGATACCTGAGCGTATCGGTTTATACAGAGAATAATCAGCTTCTGTCCGATCAGATAGAAACGCTTGTCAGAAGGAGCCTGAAGGATGTGATCATGAAGCCGTCCGATGGGGCTCCTTTTTGTGTGTCGTGGGCGAGGTCGGACGGGTTCCTGCTCAACGGAAACGCCATTCTGGCGAGGGATATCACGTTCGATATCCTCGAGTATCCGGATCAGCAGAGCACGGATCCCGACCCGATCATGGCGCTCTCGACATACATAAAGGACATTATTCCCGATGCCGTCGTTATTGGCGTTGACAGGATCGGCGATTACACAGACCCTGCCGACGCTCCCGTTTTCTACTGCCATCTTGAGAACATCGCGCTGGACATCACCGGATACTCGCAGGCGGAAATCACATGGTTCAACACCCAGATATCCGTCCATCTGCTCAGCCCGGACGCTTCGATGCGTCTGAAGCTGATCACCGGCCTTTCTCAGCGTATCGCGAGCGATGGCGAAATCATCATGTTGGATGACTCCCCGATGACTATTTCCGGTCTGACGGTGAATAACCGCTCTGACTACCTCAGGGACGGCCAGATGGTTGTGAACGGGCATTACGGGGCACTGAAGGATGCGTTCAAGGATCCGGGCCTTAGGAAGATCACCCTGTCGGACAACTGGTAATTCCGGAACGAAAGGAGAATTAAATGGCGAAAACCAAGATTAAAGCGGCGGAAACCACAGCAGCTCCGGCTGCGGAAACGCCTGCCGCTGTGGCCGAAGCACCGAAAGAAGCAGCTGCCCGTGAGGACACCTACTCCGTAGAGGAGCTTAAGGCCGCGTCAAAAGAAGTTTTTAAGGTACCAAGTGAGGTTACTGGGGCGGCACTTCGAAACGTGAAAACGCCAATTTCCGTATCGGAAGCGAAGGCCCTGATTGAAGCATTCATGAACAAGGAGGTCAAATAACAATGGCTGGATACTTTTCTATTGGTGAAACAAAAGTCCGTCCCGGCGCATACTTCAATGTCCAGAAAAACGGCGACACCGTTGAGTCTGGCGCGATCAACGGCGTTGTGGCGGTCCTTTTCCAGGCAGACATGGGCCCGCTGGGCGAGGTAGTAGAGCTGTCCCGCACAGAAGGCTATGAGAAGAGATACGGCACGGGCGGCACAACCGACACCATCCGTGAGGCAATCTACGGCGGCGCTTCCACAATCGTGGCCTGCCGTGTCGGATCCGGCGGTGCGGCGGCATCCCTGGAGCTTACGGCGGTTACCGGCAAGGCAACCCTCAAGGCCAAGACTCCGGGCGCGGCGAATTTCACCGTAACCATCCGCAACAAGCTGGCAGACAGCATGAAGAAGGAGTGCATCATCTATCTGGATGAGTCTGAGTTCGAGAAGGTTTCCTTCGCGGCAGGAGATGATGAGGTGGCGGCGCTTGCTGCAGCACTGAAATCTTCCAAGAACTTCACTCTGGAAGTCGGCACATCTTCCGGCGTTCTGACGAACATCACCCAGTCCGCGATGACCGGCGGAACGGCTGTGACCGTAGCGAACGGAGATTACTCCAACGCTCTGGCCGAGATCGAGAAGTACTACTTCAATTCGATCTGCATCGACACCGAAGATTCCGATGTGGCCGCTCTGGTAGTCGGCTTCCTGAACCGTATCTACGATGCGGGGCAGTTCGGTGTGGCATTCCTGGCAGATAAGCCGTCCGTTGAACTCGAGACCCGCGAGGCCACTGCGGCAGCTTACAATGCTGAGAACGTCGGCTACATCCTTAATGCCGATGCAGTAGCGGGCGACGATGAGCTGACAGGCCATCTGGTAGCTGCTTACACTGCCGGTGTTTATGCCGCCGCTGAGGCGAATACCTCCATCACCCATACCGTAACGCGGTACACGGAGCTGAAGGAACGCCTGACCAACTCCGAGATGGAAGCGGCTGAGCAGTCCGGGTGCCTGGTTCTGTCTGTATCTCCGGATGGAGGCGTATGGTACGACAACGCCATCAACACGCTGATCACACCGGACGGCAACCATGACACAGGCTGGAAGAAACTCCGCCGTGTAAAGACCCGCTATGAGCTCCTTTACAGAGCGAACTCTGTTGCGGATCAGCTTGTCGGCAAGGTCGACAACGACACGAACGGCCGCGCGACTATCCTCTCCGCTATCCAGAATGTTGGAAACGCGATGATCACGGAAGGAAAGCTCCAGAGCTGCGACGTTGAGCAGTCTGCGTCCATCACAGCTGACGGCGACACCTGCGGATTTGATATCGATGTGGTCGATCTTGACTCCGCTGAGCATATCTACCTGACGTATTACTTCCAGTTCAGCACGGTTGTAGCGGCCGCGACTGAGTGATGGAAGATCTGAAAAAGGAGGAAGATAAACATGCTGAATAAAAGAGCAGCTACCGATGCACGTCATTCGCGTTCCGGCAAGGACGCCATGATCTACGATGGAAGCGGCAACGCACTGGCACAGGCGGACAGCTTCACCTCGACAGCATCCTTCAATAACAACAACTACAACCCACTCGGCCAGAACAGAGACCTTGAGGTTAACAACACCGTCGGCGTCAAGATCACGATCGATGAGATCGTGGTACTCGACGGATGGCTGTTCAACCAGCTGATGTCCGCAATCGCGAACGGAGAGTCTCCGGTTCTTACCGTTTCCGGTGTCATTGAAGGACGCAATGGCAGTCAGGAGCGTGTGGTTTATCGTGAGTGCATCTTCTCCGGTGACTCCGATATCCAGAAGGTTGAGACGGGCGACGTTCTGAAGCGTCAGTTCAGCCTTCACTGCAACGGCAACATCGAGAATAAACAGCAGCTGTCCATCTGACGGCGGCGCTGACGGCTTAAAAATCAGAACCTAAGCACAGGGCGGGGCAACAGGCTCCGCCTTTATTCTTTTATCGGGAGGAAATAACGTATGGCATACGAACCTGAAACAGACGAAAAGCTCACTGACGACGAAAAAGAAGAGATGAGACAGAACATCCTCGAGAAAGAGAACGACTATATTGCCGGACTTTTGGCGGCGGCAAAGGACATCGAGGACGATGTACTGCCGATCGAGATCCGAAGAAAAGGGAAACTGTTCTTCACTTTCCACATTCATTCGCTCGATGAGCAGGAGCTGACCGATATCCGTAAGAAATATACCAAGTACACGAAGAACCGCAGGAACGGCGTTCGTGTAGCGGAGGATATCGACAATGTGAAGTTCCGCGCGTCCCTGATCTATAACTCCACTACGGATGAGGACAAGAAGAAACTCTGGGATAACCAGAGGATCTGGAAAGGCCTGGAAGCACAGGGGAAAATGATCATCAATGCCCTTGACGTTATTCAGGCGGCTCTCCTTCCTGGAGAAATTGACTGGATCATGGACCAGATCGACGACTTCAACGGCTTTAACAATAACGAGCTGCAGGCCACAGCAAAAAACTGATCATGGCCGGAGGACAGGCGACGCTCCTTCACTGGATATTCCAGAAGCAGGGCATCCTTCCTCATGAGGTTATGGCTCTTCCGCCGGGCGAGAGGGCTTTCCTGTTCGCATCGACGAGGATCGTGATTGAGGCCAATCAGAAAAATAACCATGAATAATTAATAAAGGGAGGTGAGACAGATGGCGGAGACGATCAAGATAGAGATCCCTGTATCCGTGCAGGATAATACGGGATCGGCCATATCCGGGATCCAGAGCAAGCTGACGGCTCTGGAGAAGTCATCACAGAAGGTCTCCAAGATGATGATGGGTTCCTCCGGCACCAGAAAGACAGGCATTGAACGCTCCCTTGAGAAAATGCAGAGGCAGATGGATCGGATCGCCGGAGCGACTCACAGGATCGAGCTTAGCGCTTCGGACGATGCCACTCCCGTCATCAATTCGGTGGAAGATCAGGCTTCCAGGCTGGGAGGCATGTCCGCCACGGTCGATGTCAATGCGGATGATAATGCCACAGGAGTGATGGGCGATGTCGATGACGCCACAGCGGCGCTCAACGGCTCAGAAGCGGAGGTTGAACTCGGGGCTGAGGATAACGCGACCGGTGCCATGGATGACGTAGATGACACGCTGGCGGCTCTCAATGGGGATCAGGCAGTCGTTGACGTAGGCGCGGATGATAGCGCAACCGGAATCATCAATGATGTCGACGATACTCTGTCTGCCCTCAATGGCGATGCTGCGGTTGTTGATGTGAGCGCAGATGACAACGCAATAGGAGTGATCAATGATGTCAGCGACGCGGCGGCGGCTCTTAACGGGCAGGAAGTAAACGTCGTGATCAATGCCGTTGACAACGCCACGGATACGATCCAGAACGCCGCCTCGAGCGGATATAATAACGCGACCGGAGCCATTACAGCGGCCGCAGGAGCCGCAGGCGTATCCCTTTCGTTAGGCTCTGCAGTATCCAATTATGCGAGCTTTGAACAGGGAATGAGCGAGGTCAAGG